CTGTCAACGTAGGCTCTAAGCTTCATAAGCTTACTACAGCCAAAGTTGAGGAAAACACAGTTATGCAAGTATTTGAGGACTTTCTAAGCGATGGGCAGACGGAGACAACAACAAGTAGTAGTAAGCGGACCAAGCGAAACTGAGTTAAACCAGCGTGAGCAACAGTTTCAAGCTCAAATGCAAGCACAAGCAGAGCAATCTAAAGCTCAAATCAGCTTACTAGAGCGACAGATGGCTCAACAAGCTCAGATTGCAGAAGAGCAGAAGAAAAGCTTACTACAGCAATTGGAAGCTGCTGGTAACGCAAGTCAGACTAACTACCTAGCTAATTTAATGTCATTGCTAACTCAGCAAAACGTAGCAGCCACAGAAGCTAAGGCTAATAGAGCTTCTACACAGGCTCAAAATACAGCTAAAGCTAAGCAAGAAACTAGAGCTGTAGCAGCACAAGCTGAAAGCTCTGAGCAAACTGAAAACCTACTATCTCAACTAATGAGGAAGCGTAAACGCTATGTCTAGTAACTCAATTTGGCAGCAGACAGAGAAGCAAATCAAGCTCCGTGGAGCACAGGATGCAGTACAACTGGATGGTCGTGTAGTTCTTGCTGGTAAAACCACTAATGCTACGCAAACACAGATTTATCTGCGGTATGCCCAAACAGGTGGACTTGATGTAAACAGTGAAGCATACTACACCACTAATGGTACTCTGGAAGTAGAACCCGGCACTGTAGCCTTAATCAAAGGTGTGTGCATTGCTTTGCGCACTGATACTGTAGCCGTGCACCATTTATCCCAGTTTGAACTGGCTGTATTTCGCCCACTAACTGGTAATATGGTGGTCACTGGCGAATACGGTACTACCGACTATACTGCTAGTACTCCTGCTATTGCTGGCGCAAACCCTGCATATCAACTGATTAACGGTACACAAGCTGACTTAAGTATTGTAGTTAACACTAACGGAACTATTAATTTCTTAGTTACTGGAGAAGCTAACCAGACTATTAACTGGGAGATTACTTTGGATTATGTCCGCTCTATTAGTGTCTCAGTCTAAGTCAGCTTGCTTGGGAGTTTCATAGCGGAGCTTAGTCTCCGCTTTCTTATTATGCATGAGATAACCAAAGAACACAAAGTTAAAGCATTATACAGCTTTTGGGAGTTCATTGACTTAATCAACTTCAAAGGCGGTACAGTTAATTTTGACCCAGTACACCATAAGATTGCTCTGTTCTTATCAGCTCCTCAACTACCTAACGGAAGCAGAAAAGAACCTAGAGAGAACTATCTAAAACGTCTGTTAATGCTTCATAGAAGTGGTCTCAAGTCCACTCTTATTGTTGGATATGTCTTATGGCGTATATACCGTAATCCTAACATACGCATACTTTACAATAGTTGTGACAAAGCACTCTCCTTAAGCTTCTTAAGAGAGATTACTCAGTACCTTATAGATGCTGAGCTTCAAGAATCTGTATGGAACGCTAGACCACATATTAAAGGTGTCTTAGTTCCTGTAGTTCCTGCTGAGAAACGCTTAGGTAGACAGCAGTATGACAAGGATATGTACGCTTCTATTATAGCTGAGAAGACTATATGGACTCAGGACGCTATACAAGTAATTAGAGACGATAAGCTAAAAGAACCTACTATAATGTGTACTTCAGCTAATAGAGCTGACACAGGTATGCATTATGACATAGTTATCAACGATGACTTAGTTAACTTCAAGAATAGTGACACTAAGGATAAAGCTCAGAAAGTATACATTCAAGCTGCTGATTTACTGTCTGTGCTAGACCCATTTAGACTCAGCAAAGTTGGTAAGTTCGAGGAAGAACTAGGTAGAGAGATTATAGTCACTGGTACTCCTTACTTCCGCTGGGATTATAATGTGTATTTGCAAGATAATGCTAGTAGACTAGGTTACAAAGTGTTCTTTAAGAACATTTATGCTAATGGCAGAGATAAGGAAGATGGCTATACTTGTCCTAGTAGGTTTAATGATGAGTACGTTGAGAAGTTGAGATTCGAGATTATACAAGCCAGAGGCATGAAAGCTTGGGCAGCTCAGTACCTGCTTAAGTGTGTAGACGATGAGAGTCAAGCTTTTAGTAAGCATAACATAGTCAGACTTAATGAGTCAGCCATTAGAGTAGGCAGTAGTGGCTTAGCCAATGTAACTATAGATGGTGAAAAGTATGACATAAGGCTTATGTCAGCTTTAGACCCAGCTTCATCAGAGTCTCCTACGGCTAATCACTCAGCTTTAGTTATAGGTAGCCTATTGCCTACTGGTGACTTAGTTATAGTAGGCGGATTTAAGCGTAGAAGAGTTCCTAATACTTTAGTAACTGACTGCTACAATATATGGAAGCAGTATGGTGTCTATAGAGCACACGTTGAGATTCCTCCAGGTCTAGGCATTAATATGCTTGAGATATTTAATGTCATGAAGCCTCCTGGAGCTAGAGTCTTGATTATACCGTTCAAGCCTACTGGGGATAAGAACAGCAGAATTACATTTGCTTTAGACCCTTTTATAGGCAAGGACACACCTTTCAAAGTTTACATAGCTGACCATCTCTACGATTACTTAGTAGATGAGATTGAGCTATTTGACCCAGAAAGCTCTGATAATGATGATGACTTCATGGATGCTCTTCACATACTTGCTACGGCAGTTCCTAAGCTTCGTAGTAAGCAGAGCAACCGCATGAAGTATAATCTAGCAATCGACCGCAGATATGGAGGTTTCAGATGAACTTAGGTAACTTTACACAAGCAGGCTATAATGAGGTTTCAGACTACTTAGGTAGCTTGCTAAACTCTTGGCGTACTGCACGTCAGGGCATGGAAGAGGACTGGATTGACGCTTGGGCAAACTTTATTAGCTCACCTTCAGCTTACGAATGGTTAGAGCGTAATGGACTGTCTAAATTTATTAAGTCTAATAATGCTGACGACTGCAATAAAGTTCAGTGGAAGCATAAAGTTCATACTGGTAAAGGTTTTGAGATAGCTGAGTTCTTATGGGCTTATTTACTACATGCTACATTTAGTAATGAGCAATGGTTTACTGTGCAAGCTCATGAAGCAGAACAGGTTGAGCATGCCAACGTTATTAGGCTAATTCTGAGCAAAGAACTTGACATGGCTGACTTCAAGCTTGCTTATGATGACTGGCTTAGACATTTAATTGTCAGCGGTACGTCAGCTATGCGTATTGACTGGTGCAACCAAAAGCAAATGTTGAAGTTTGAACCTATCTCTAACTTTAGACTATACTTACAGCCTAACGTACCAGCTCATAAAGCAGACTTGTTTGTAGTTCACTTCACTAATAGACGCTCATTAAAGCGTATGATTGGTGTATACAATATGCTTGATGAAGCCACTCTACTCGCTTTAGGTAGCCCTAATGCTGGTACTGAGGAGTCTGAGATGGACGAGATTAGGGCTTTCACTGGTGTAGACCGTATTGATGACTGGGCTCCTAAAGGCTCTGATAAGATTACTCTCTATGAGTATTATGGTGATGTCTATGAAGGCATGGACTACCTTGGTACTTGTAAAGTAGTCTTTGATGGTAAGCATATTCTGCACTTTGAGAAAGCTCACTATTGCCCTATTGTAGTGGCTACATTCATAAACTTAATTGAGCAATCTTGGGGCATATCACCTACTACAGCTTCTGCTGGTTTACTTGCTGCTGACCGCAAGTTCTTGAATAGCAGACTGGATAATTTGGAGTCATCTTCGCAGGATGCTTACACTTATACTCAAGATGGTGTTGTGGATGAGGACTGGGAGGTGTTCCCTGGGGCTAAGATTAGAGTTTTATCTCAAGATGCTATACAGCCTCTACAGCGTGGTAACACTACACTGGCTTTGACTTACCAAGAGGAAGCTGCTCTTGACTCCCGTATTAATCGTAACGTAGGTACTATCCCTGCCGTCGGAGGTGCTTCTATGAGGCAGGCTGAGAGAGTGACAGCTCAGGAAGTCTTAGCTTCTAAGCAAGCTGGTGGTGTACGCTTGAACCAGTACCATATCAGCATTGAGCGTAAAGCTACTAACAAGATGCTTCAATTAGCCTATACTGTACTCAGTAAGTATGGTACTAAGCGTCGTAAAGCTGTTTATGATTCTGAACTTGGGGAGGTCACTGCCGCTTATACGCCTAAAGAGACTTGCTGTATCGAAGTACAGTTTAAGATTGCTGGTTCTGAAGCTATCCTAGCTCAAGATAGTGAACTGACTAGGACTCTAGAGTATGCTCAGACTGCTGCTCAGATACCGCAAGCTGCTGAAAAAGTTGACTGGGACTACATTCTAAAACGTATGGGTGAGCTTTGGGGGCTTAAGAGTCCTGAAAAACTCCTAAAGCAAATTACTGCTAACGCAGATGTAACCGACGAAATGAGTAGTAGCACTCAAAATGCTTTGGATGCAAACATGGCAGTTGACGGTGGTGCTACTTTAGCCCAACAAGCTTACGAGAACATGAAACTCCAGTGACATTATGGCAACAGAACTAAGCAAAGAAGCCTTCACACAGCTATTACTGGAAGCTCTACCTGATGCTATTCAGAGTCTACTCGGCGTAGACATTCCTGGTATCCAGCAGCAATTCAGCATTGTTAACACTGTAGCAGCAGACGCAGCTCAAGCTCGTTTGGGGCAACTACTAGGTGTTCAAGGCAAAGAACTGATTGAAGCTTCCAAAAAGCTGACTGACTACTATGCTGGATTAGCTCCACATGAACGTAGTAAGTACGATAACGACTCTGCCGTTATTGACCTGTACCAGTCTATGAGCAGTCAGTCTACTACACCTTCTCCAGATTCTGGCGTAGAAGGCTCTACCAGTAGACGGTTCAAGCAGTCTGAGATTGAGGAAATGGACTTAGAAGAGTTCCGTAACCTCGAAGACGATATTGAACAAGCCTTCTTAGAAGGCAGAGTTGAATTAGACGTTGAATAAACCTTATAGGTAACTTATCATGGCTCCATTTCCAGCCCCTTTACGCGGCAATATTACTACAGTTGACCAGCTCGGTGCTTTTGTAAGCGAGTATTGGTCTACAATGGTTCGTAAAGAACTGCGACCTAAGCTCATTATGAAGTCCGCTGTGCGCCCTCTACCTGTACCTAAAGTTGGTAAAGCTGCGCATATTCCAGAGATTAAAAACCTTGGCGTATTTGACTTTGTTAGTGGTCAGCACGTCAACGCACAATACCGCTCTCCTACTGACTATACTGCCTTCTGTGACCGCCGTAAAGAATCCTCAGTGGCTTTAGACGACTTAGCAGAGTTTTACGATGATAAGAATGTCCGCGCTATCTATCGTGATTTGCAACTGTACGCTTTACAGCGTGATTATGATAATGCTGTGCTCGGTATGCGGGCTGGTATTCCTCAAAGTCAGTGGATTTTCTCCAGCTCTACCGGTACTGCCGCAGGTGACCCAGAACCATTCGATGAAGCTTCTATCCTAGCTGCGCGTGAGAAACTCTGGCGGGCTAATGTAGACTCTAGCGACATCCGGCTTTATATTGGTGTAGTTCAACACACTGATTTGCTATCTAATCCTCGCATCCTTAACCGTGATACGTATCCTAGCTACGTGATGGCTTCTGGCGAAGTCGGGCAAATTTACGGTATGCGCTGCATCGTCAGCAATAATATCGTGAACAACACCTTAGATGGTTGGGTGAACGATGAAAATTCCACTCCTTTACCTGCTCCTGGTGTGGCTGGTAGCCCTTACCTGCCTTCTCAAGGTAATGTCTACCCACTACCGCGTGGTAAGACTGGTGACGAAGTTGCTAAGCCTTTCATCACTGCCCTGATGTGTCACAAAGACTGGTGCTTCGACACTTCTCCAGCAGGTGCAGCTTCCCTGAAGTTTACCACCAGCTTCGAGAACTCTCTCCAAAGTCACCTGATTGTCGGTATGCATCACTACGGTCATAAGGTGTGGCGCTCTGACCACGCTGTTTTAATCCACTCAGCAGGACGCTAAGTATGTATCAGTCAGCTAAGTCTAAACTAGACGCGGTTAATGAAGCCCTAGCTCTACTTGATTTGAGTACAGTGGTAACTACTACTGATACTCACACTTCCAGAACTATGGTAACTGTTATGAAGCAAGCTCTGCACTTGCT